CCTCCCGCACCGGGGCCATGATCTCTTCCTGAGCCTTTGGCAGATCATTCTCCACCCAGCTTCGCACTTTGGTCTGGAGCGGAACGCCTGCTTGCTCCATCGAGGTCGCCCCACCAAGTTGTTTTGCTGTTTGGGCAGAGGTGGACTGAGCGGCCGAATTGGCCGCCTCAATCGAGGCCTGTGCTGTGGCATTCGCCTGATCGGTGAGGGCCTTCTGTTCCGCCACACTCTGTATCATCTTCTCTCTGTTGTCCAGTCGGAAATTAGCCAACTGATCTGCGAGATCATCATGAGCCTTCTGCGTAGCGGCAAGGCTCTCGTCGAGGGAAAGAGCTTTGAGGCTGAGATTAGAGGCAGCCTTGGCGTTGAGGAGCTTGGTGATTTGCTGCTTCGCACCGGAGGCACCCAGTCCGCCGAGCAAGCCAAGACCAATGGCCGCAAGCGGGTTATCCGGGGCGATCTCCTGACCAAGAGTTGCTCCAGCACCGCCAAGTGCGCCTGCCGTGGCAAGTTCGCCTGCGGCGGCTACGCCTCCAGAGAACATCGCCGGTACAGCTCCGCCTACACCTTGGGCAATGCCCGAGGCATATCGCTCCGCCGTGTTCGTTGGAGTGGGACCGGCGAGGCCTGCAGAGGAGAGTACATTCGCCACGTCCGTGCTCGTGGGAAGTTCTCCTGAGCCGATACCGAAGAGATTTTTCGCCTCCGCTGCAACCCCCTTCAACGCACCGAGGCCGGGGGTGTACCGATCTACAACAGACAGTGCGTTGCTCACCGGGGTTGGGAGGTAATTCTGTGCAAGTTGCTCGATATCTCCTGGCACCGCCACGACGGAAGCAGCGCCTTTGAGCAATCCTGCACCGACGATTCCGGCAAGGCGCCCGGCTTCGCTCGAAACGGTTTCTGACGGGGTCTCATCGAGGGAAAGGCCCAACGATTTCTGCACCTGCTCTGGAGTCGCTCCATTCTGAATAAGCTGGCTGTAGGTAGGGTTTTTCTGAACAGCGTTCCAGAGCTGCTCATCTGTTGCACCTTGTTGGCGCAACGCCTCGATCTTATCTTTGAGCCCGGCCATTTTTTATTCTCCTGAGAGAGCCTTGTCCACGTCCTCTTGCGACATAGTTTTCTTCCCGCCTGCCGCCGCAGGCTGGACTCCCTTCGCCGTAGTCTTCGGTGCGAAGCTGACTCCGCCTGCATTTTGCTCGGGGAGCTGATCGAAAGAGAAGTTGTGAGCGTACCACGCAGGGAAGTCTTCAAGGCCTAGCCCGACAAAACCCGGATCACCTCTCGCCACCCCTTGCTTGAACTTAAGCGCCTGTTGGCTCTCATTATAATCCATCTGGAGGGATTTCCGAAAGAGATTCATCGTGTTGAGCAGGGCCTTGGGATCATCATTCTCACTCATCGCTCCCATGAACGCCTCGATCTCCGCCGTCCGTGCTTGTCCCATACCTGCTGTGGCATCCCGGAGGAATCCCATCATGAGCGGTTGGACAATGTTCTGGAAAGTCTGCGTGTCGGCAAGGCTCTCATTGCCCACTTTGTTAATCGTCTCGTCGGAGATATGGAGTCCCACGTGCTGGAGCAACTGGAGAAACTGTGCGGCGCTTCCACGTTCCGCCGCACCACCCCCAGCCTGGAACTTGTCCAACGCATCGCCGAGAGCGTTGAGGGTTTTGAGCGTGGGATAGACATTTCCCTTGGAAATAGCGCTCTGTATTCCAGAGGCACCCGAGGTACCGAGAGCAGTCTGCTGCGCCGACTCCTTCGGAGTGATACCTTGGATAGGAGGCTGGAGAGCAGAGCCGTCCACGTTTGGTGCGGCAGCCGGAGCCACATTCGCAGCCGGGTCGGACTTCGGTGCCGGTTTGTTGAGCCGTTCCACTGCCGGCGCTTCGGTCATCGCTCCGCCCACTTTCAATGGCTCCTGCGCGCCGCCGGGAGCGGTGGGAGCAAACTCGACCGAAGGAGGCACGGCACCGGTCTGAGCGTAGATGTTGGTCGGAGAATACCCATTCGCCACGGCAATGCCCGCGCTCCTCTTCTTCACCGCCGCATCCAACCGTGCGGCATAATCCGCCTCTGACTCACCCTCCTGCTGCGGAGGGAGATTCGCCGTGACACTTGCCGCAAGGGCCTTTCCCGCTTTCACCGCAACTTCCCTCGATTGCGGGTTGAGCGCACCGAGCGTTGCTGTGACCTGCCCTTCGATCAATCCGGGGTCCGTCGCCCCAGCGCCAAACGCCTGGCCTACAGCGTGGAGTGCTTGGAGTCCCTGGTCCTGCTCCGCCCCTTGCGTCGCCACCCGCGTCTGTTGGGTGGAGGCCAAACTTCCGAGCAAGTCCGGGACGAAAGCCGAGATGCTCGGGTCGAGCCGTGCCGCGGCAATTCCGGCATCATAGCTCGGCGCGGTCGCGATGATCTGGCCGAACTTCTGCCTCGCAGCGAGAATCTGCCGATTGGTCTGCGCCTGGATGAGAGCGTTCTGCGTCTCGGCCATGGTTTTCATCATGCCGAGGGGATTGGCGAGCACACTCTGCTGTTGCTCGGGGAAACGTACCCCCATCGCCAGAGTCGGATTTGCAAGGTCAACCATCTCTCTTCCTCATTCTTGCGGAGCAAGCGCGTTGGCGGGCGAAGCTGGAGCGGCGCCCTCCGGCTGCGGCCCTTCCATTGCCTCCGGCGAGGTCGTCGGTGCCGCTTGCGGCAGACCCTGGAGTTCCTTCATCGCCTGCACCCCCATGTGGTGCTGGATGAGGCGAAGCGCTTGATCGAGCTGGCCTTCTTTCTCCTGTACCTGTTGCTCATGTCCGGCCAGCCACTGAGCTATCGCTTCCGGCTTCTCCGGCATTTCGCTGAGCATCGTGGCCATGCCCTTTGGCGTGAGCCCAGCGGCTACCAGCTTCCCCGCCTCCTCCACCACGTCATCCTGCGTCACGGTGTCGCCCATTTTGGTCAAGACTCCGAGGCCGCCAAGAACTTTGGAGAGAAGCCCTTTCATCTCCATCATCTTGTCGAATTGGGCGATGGTCTGGTCGAGAGAGCTAGGCTGCGCCGCAGGCGCCGGGCCTTGCCCCATGTCCAGCATGTTAGGCATTGTATTTCTCCTTCTTCTTCGCTACGCGAAGAGCCCCTTGCCCCCGGCCATTGCGGAGAACATCGCGGGCGTTAGTAGGGCGTTGGAAATGCTCGAGGTCAACCCGTTGATCCCCTGAATCGTGGCATTCGCCGCACCTACGGTGCCTGCTGCCGAGGCCGCTCCCGCAGCAGTTGCTGCTTGCGCTTGGGTGTTAGCCGATTGTGCCCCAAATTGGCCTGTCTGCGCAGCCGCGCTCTCCCCAATCCCCAACGCATTGTAGTAATTTCCGAGAACGTTCTGATAGGTCGTCCCGGCGAGACCCTCGGCATACTGCGCTGCCCCTTTCAATGCCGGGCCACTCTGAGCAAGCCCTTTTGAAGCAAAGCCCGACTGCGTCGCTTGGAGGCCTTGTTCCAGTGCGAATTGATAACCCGGCGTTGCCGCGAGCGCCGCGTTCATCCCGGCAGGACCGGCAGGGCCGGTGCCGAGGAGATTCTGATACCCCGCCATTGCCCCTTGCCCAACCTGCTGATATGGCATGAGGTCCGTTCGGGTCGTGTCATACATCTGTTTCGAGATGCCCATGGCCTCCTCAGCCGCTTCCTTCTGCGTCTTCGCTGCGCTCTTCGCCGCACTTCCGCCGATAGCGGCTGAGGCAATCGAGCCGACCGCGCCGATGCCGGCTGCGACGGGAATGGTGATGCAGAGCCGCGGGACCGAGGAGATCAGCCATTTTTCCAGTGGAGAATCTTCAAACACTCGCATCTTTCTTCTCCTGCCTCAATCCAGAATGATCGACCAAACTATCTCAACCAGTCTGCCACCCTGCTTCGCAAAGAAAGCGTCGAGCCGGGAGTCCGAGCCGGGAGCCCGATGCGCCGCCAACTGGCGCACCCCTAGCCCGCGCAATTCCTCTTTGCTTGTTTGCCAGAGGCGAAGTCCCGCGCTGCTTTGGCGGAACGCCGGGGCGACGAACCACGGTCCTTGTTGTGCCACAAGAGTGCCCTTGGCTTCAAGGCTGTAGGCAAGATACCAGAACAGATAACCGACAAGGACCGACCCAGCGTGGGCCGCATAGGCCAAAGCCGCTCCGCTCCTCACCGCGCTAGCGCAGGCTTCGAGGTCAACCTCATACCTCAGCCTTGGTTCCACCAGTCGAATTTCTTCCCGATGCTGGGAGAAGAGCGGCCCCGCCGCGGGCCAGAGATCCTCCCACGTCGTTCTCCCCACCCGGATCAATTCAGTCGAAGACATGACGATTCTCCAAGCTGGGCGGAACGCGAGATGATTTCCTCCGTGAAACGACCAAGCTCGGCCCTCCGCGCAGCCAGCTTCCTCACTCGCGAGGCGAAATCAATCTGGATATTCGCGTTGCGGAAAGCGAGCCACCAGTCCCGGTCCCATTCCAACCCAAGACAAGACTCAAAAATCTCCCTGCAAACTTCCTCTTCGTCCAGCTGAGCAAATGAGAATGAGCGGACCCGCGCTACTCGCGAGAGCGCCGCCAACATTTCCGCCCGCTGTTCCAGCACCTCCACGTCGGGTTCCAGCCCGTTCCGCCGAAGAGAGTCCACAATCTCTCCCACCGGACGGTGAATGGCGAAGAGGCGAAGCCCCTGCCGTTGCGCCAGCATCTTCCATCCGACCACCGCACCTGTTTCGCACGAGCCGTCATGCCGAGCCAAGGCCATCTCGAATTCATGCAACGAGGCACAATCCACTATCAAATCATGCCCGCAACTCTTCCCGTGGTAGCAGAGAAACGAGGCCAGCCATGCGGAACGTGAGCGGGGGAGGGAGATGATGAGAAAGGAGGCCATGAGATCAGTTCCCTATCCGATGCCCTTCGAGCCAAGTTACCATAGCAGGATTTCGTCCGAAGAATTGTGTCGTGCCTGTTCCTGTGATATAACCAAATCCCTCTATATAATCTGTAGTTCCATTCATTTGAACAAGGACGGAAAAAGAAAGAGAAGAAGCAAAAGAAGAGGGAGGTTTAGAAGTAAAACTAGCATAAGTTCCTCCATTTTTGTAGATAAATCCATCAAGCTCGGTAATTGTTGTCGCCGCTCCTTCCAAAGTCATTGAGATGAGGTATTTTCCTGCAACAAGAGGAGTGAAACGAAAATTTGTCGTACCGTCATAATACCCTCCGTCATTCATCAAGACAGTGTCGAAATTGATTTTGACCAACGTGGATGAAGTGACTGTCTGTGGAGAAGAAAGCAAAGCAAGAAAATTAGGTGTTCCCGGACCAGAAGCTAATCCCAACATGGAAAGAGTTTGGCTAACAGATAAATCTGCTGCATCGGCTAATGCTCCACTTGCATTTCCTTTGAAACTCAATCCGGGCATTTGAGCCAATTTAGGATTAGTTACTACGTGCCCCGCCACGGTTGGGTTGGGATACGTTCCGGTCAAATCTCCTCCAGCCGCAGAACCAGACGCTACATACCCAAGGAGAGCGGCAATTTGTGCTACGGTCATTGGAACAGGCGCGGCAATTCCCCCACTCACATTTCCTAACATCGTGTTGTTTGATGCAAGAGCTAAAGTAGGATTCGGATAAGTTCCGGCAAGTCCTCCGCCAGCATTGTCCCCATTCTGAATAAATTGAAGGAATGTTTTTATTTCAGAAAGAGTAAGAGGAACAGCTGGAGCAGCTGCTCCGCTTGTATTTCCTAACATAGTTTGGTCCGGAGAGGAAGCGAAACTAATCGTGCCGGTTTTCGTAATCGGCCCGCCGACTAGCCCGGCTCCGGTATTCACCAGGCTAACTGTATCTCCCCATTGCGGGGGAGAGACCGGGCCTTCCGTGAGAAGAGCTTGCCCAGCAACGCCCGGATTGAGCCCGGTCCATTCATCCGTTCCGCGGTACAAAACCGCTCCCGGCGTGCTGTCAATATTATCCAACACCGCCGAAACCGTTCCACCCGCCCCGCCCGTCCTGTTCCACAACGAGACGAGGAACCGATACCAAGGGATAGAGATTTTCCTCTCCTCGTCAACAAATTCCGAGTTGAGTTTGGGAAAGGCGTTTTGTGGATTAGCCATCTCAGGTATCCAGAATTTCTGCCTCTACCCAACATCCGTTGAGCGCAGCCGGTCCAGCAATCGCATGTTCGATCTCGAAAACCATATCTCTCGCCACGCCCATCGGTTGCCATGTCGGGGCTGTGCCGTAGGCACCCAACTCGCCCGTGCTCTGGAGAACGGTTTCGGAGAAAGAGTATCCCCGATCACGAGAGGTGCGGAGTCCGATCTTCGCCGCTGTCCCGTCCACCGCGACGAGTCCTTGGCCGCACTCAATATCCGCGATGAACCGATGGAACTGAATCCGCTTGTTATCCGTCGGCAGCATGAACGGGCCGCCGGAGCCTCGCATCTCAAACAAATGCGGGAACCCTTTCACGCAGGTGAGGGGGGATGGCACAGTTCCAACCTCGTCGAGATAGAGTGTCGGATCGAGAGCATAAATCTTCCCATTCTCCCAATCTCCTACCACATTCAGCCCGTAGATGCTGGCACAACTCATCCCTCGATCCCGGTTCAAATTCCCGTCCCCATCCGTCCATGCACGTTGATGCCATGCGAGGTCCGGCTCCTTTCCCAGCGCCGCATCGTAGACCCAGGTTTGATTGGCCGAGGGGAAGGTAAGGACATAGAAATAATGCCCTCCTTGCTGGTACGTATAGCCGATAGCGTCGGAAATATCTCCCATCTGCTGAATGGCGTATTCGAGAGCGTAGTTTGAAATTCTCCTCGTGTCGTAGCTCCGCAGCGCGAAGACCACTCCGTGTCCTTGGAGGTCCTTCCCCAACCAAAACACCTCAATATCTGCCGAGGCGATGGAGTATTTCGCCGCGCATCCATGCTCGATATATGCCCCCGGCAGGATGGCAAAGGGGAAGAGAGGGTTGCCAGCGTCGTACCAAATCTCACTTTTGAGCGCACCGAGCAAGATGAGCTCATGTCGATTCACCGCGATCCCGACGATTGGATCGGGGTAGCCCACTTTCCCGGCGAAATACAGCGCATCGAATGTGATACTGCCGGAGAGCGTACTCCCGAACATTGTAGTGCCCGGCATGTTCCAGAGCACATACGTGTCGAGAGTGGCGACAGAATTGCCGCCTTGGAACAAACCAGTCGGATCGACAATCGGGGCGAATGCATGTGTGGCGAGGTTGATCTTGTACCCCGTTGTCGAGCCGTCCACCAGCATGATATCCGTGCCGTTGTCAATCGCCGCGCACGGCGTCGTGCCGGGCGAAACCAACGTGCCCAGCACGGTAAGAGTCCAGTTCGGGTTGATGTAATACACCGTGCTCGCTATCACGGCAAAGCCCTGTCCGTTGCTCGCTTGATAGAGCAAACGAACAGGGCCGACAGTCCCCTGTGCCTGCTGCCGCAGGCCCGGCCTCTGATAATAGGTGAACGGGACGGGGGCATCCGCCCGATTGCTCTCCGGGTAATAATTCACACATCGCTGCGCGTTGGCGATCTTCGCTCGAGCGACATACGACCCGCCTACAAGAGGATACCGCATGAAAGCAAACCCCTTCCGGCCGAATTACGAGATCGAGCCTTGCTTCCACTTTCCCAGCGAGGTGCAGAAGTATGTGCAGGCCACACCGCTCGCCTGGGAAATGCCCGTTGCCGAGGGCGAAGCTGCCGTGCTGGCCTGTGGGGTGATCGTATCTCCAACCCCTCCATTGCTCGGATTAGCGGCCACACCAAACACCTGCATCGCATTAGCCGAGGCATTGATCACCGTGATCTGCGCTCCGGGAATAGCCAGCGGCAGCGTGACCGAGTCGTTGGCATTGGCAACCGTCGCGACGGTGGCAAGATTGGGAAGGAGCGGAGTGGCCCCGGCCTGCCCGCCACCTGCATGGGCCACATACCCATCCCTCGCCGCGCAGACGAGCGTGGCCAGCTTCCCAAGCTGATCGCCTGACACGAGCTTCGGACCGCCGAAGAAATCAACGAACTGATCGATGAGAGCGAATAAGGACATTTTCTTATCTCCTTGCGGCGACGCCGCGTTGGGTTGGGAGGGAAGGGGGTTAGTACGATCGATCGGAGAAGATGTTGTAAAGTCCCGGCCGGTTCATGTCTGCGGGGATTTGGAGCCGAGCGACAGCCGTGTTGGCTCCACGCATCACGTTGAGTGCATTCTTGGCGAGGCCCGGCAACTGATCCCCCGGCGCTGCCCGCAAGCCATACTTTGGCCGCAAGCGCAAGGCCAAATTCAACACAATCGCGGAGTAGCTCTCATACGGCAAGTTAATCTCCGTCGCCGCTGTGGGAAACGAGGACGGAAGAATCTCTTTAATCGTGATCCCCGCCGCGTAAATATCCGCCTGCATCACCGGCCACACGTAGAGCTGACCGAGAGGCCAAGCCGCATCGTAAAACGCGAAAGAGGGGAAGCTCTTGAGCTGCTTAAGCGCGATATGGTTGTAGTCCTCCATGGACTGGAGCAATTCGAGCGGATAGTCGATCTGGTTCGGCTGGGACTGGGTGAGCTGACGGAGAAATGCTGACTCAATCTTATCCGGTCGGGCCGAACCAGCTCCGGTATCGATGTTTCCTCCCGGACCCACCGAGTACGTCTGTACCCCGGTCGATGTGACGAGCAGAGTTTTGAGATGATAGATGAGCCAACGCTTGCGATTCCACTCTTGTAGCATCCACTGGAGCCTAGCCCACGCGTCGGTTATGTCCTCGGCGAGCGGCGTTTGCCCCACGCCAATTGCCCCGCTCTCCTTCAACGCAGCCGTGCAGAGGTCCTGCACGGTGGTATTTCCCGGGGCAAGCTGGCTCATCTTCCCTCTTCCTTACTTGTGAGAGGTCACGACCTTCGCCTGCGCAGCAGGCTGGAGGCCAAGCTCGAGTTCAGCAAGTCGAGTCTGGGCCGCGGCCAATTCCTGACGAAGCTGCTCGTTCTCGTCCGCCTTGGCGTTCCGCTCCTGATCGAACGGAGTATTCAGTTCCTCCGGCACAGGCTCGCCCCGAAGCTTCGCCCCGGCCCGCAGCGCCTGATTCGGTGAGTCGTGCCATCCGGCGCTGCGCGCGGCATCATATTCCTTCTTGTCCGAGACAATCTTGTTGATAAGCTGCTTCTCCTCCCCCACGAGCTTCGGCCCGAACGGGGTCGAGATCGCCTCGGCCTGCTTCGTCACGCGGAAAGCTCCCTCCGGATGGTACACCATCTTCGGGAACTGCACGGGGCCTTTGTAGAGGGGGAGACCATCGTGTCCCCGGCTGTTGACATTGGCCGGGTTTTCCTCGAAAATCCCCTTCTGCTCCATCATATCATAGATGGTAAACCGCTTAAGATTTCGTGTCATTTCGTCTCTTCTCTCTCTCAATTTGGCCGAGGGACGGGCCAGTGTGGGCGTCTCTCGGCTCTAGGTTAAGTTCGGGACGGACGACCGGGAGTGCCCGCCTGTTCACTCCAGCTCGGCCCCGGAACTGCTGGGCTTCGCCATCTCGAATTTGCGCCTCTTCTAACGAGTCACACCAGCCATCGCCAAGATCCCATTGCTCATACACCGAGCGGATGAGCCGGCCATTCGGTGCCGAGGTCACGTGGAACATCATCCGGGGCCATTCGGCCAGCGGCGAGCCCGGCCCCGGCTCCAGATGGAACTGGTGCCCCATCCGGGCGAGCTGATCCAACGCCCGCTCCGCATCGGCAAGAGCAATCTGGAGATAAGCGACGTCACGCTGATCGCCAGAGTGCTGGCCGATGAGTTGCCTGCGAAGCCCTACCCAATCCATCTCGCTTACGCCCTTTCTCGGAGAAAGTGGGGGCCTCGTGCCCCCACTCGCTTCACACTTACGAGTACACGATATCGGCGACCACGCAGGCCCACTCGGGACGAATCCACAGATACCCATAGAGCACGTCCAGTCGGGTGATGAGCTGGTCGGTCCCGATGAAGTAATCCGTGACCATTCTCATCGAGACCCCGTCGAACTGCTCCCGTGCCACTTCATGCACGTTCTTCGGCATTTCCAGATCGGCCGTGGCGAGGGTGACGGCTTCCGGAGCATACGCGAAATTCTTCGTGTACTGCGTGCTCGCGGCCAGCCCGTTCGTCGGGTTCACCGCGGCGCCATCTGCCGGCGAGGCCGTGACCGTCTGGTACTGCACAGCTGCTCCGCCCACTGCCGGAACGATGGCCGGGTAGATCGGAATGGAGGTGGCCCCAGCGGCGACATTCGCCGTTACCACGAACTGCCGGAGCTTACCCGTGCTCTGCTTCGTGATCCGGTTGACCTGATACACTCCGGCGATGGTAATGATATCGCCAACGTTCAGTGAGCCCGCAAGGGCGTTCACCGTCAGCGCGAGGCCGGTCTGGCCTGCACCACTCACCGTAGCAGAGCCCTGCGCGAGCGTTCCGTTCTGGTGAGCGATGGTCGTCTGGTCTTTCATCCAGATGAAACCGAGCGCATCGTACATCCGGCCCGTGACGTACTGGCGAGAGATCTCGCTCTGCGGGTTCAGCAGGCCGGACAGCGTGGAGACCACCGTGGCCTCGGAGTCCGGCGAGTTCACCACCTTGCGATTGGCAATCGGGGCGGAGTTATTGTCCAGCGAGGCACCTGCCCGGAGGTACGTCGACTGGATCGGGTTGAGCAGGTTGCCCCCCGCGTCCTGGTTCGCGACGAAGTTGCAAATGCCGCCCTCGGAGCCGGACATAATATCCACGGCCACAGCGCCGGCGAGGTTGTTGACCATCGGCGCCAGCACGCGGCGGGAATAGTCGTCGAGGGAGAGGGTCCGGTCAGCCGTCGAGTATCCAACATCGACATGTTTCTGCGTCGCGAGGACCAGGGTCGCGTTCTGCTCCGAAGTGTCCTGGACCGAGAGCGCCGGACCGTTGGCCACGGTGAAGTCGTTCGGCAGACGGATGCGCAGAGTCGAGCCGATTTTCGCTCCGCTCACGGCGAAACTGTCGTCATACTGCATATCCACGTTCTGAAGAAAGGCGTTCGAGTTCTTCCAAAGACGGACGGCCTCTCGCGTGATCATGTTGATCGTGAGGAGGGAGTTTGCCACGGTATTTTCCTTTCACATGGCTTGCTTCGCATGGACCGCCCGAGTCCGGTTGATTTGGGCATTCGACGAGCTACCGGCCCGAGGAGCGGAGAAGAGAGAAGAGCCCTTCCAACTCGACAAACACCAACGGGGTGCCAGCGCCGGGAACGGGAAAAGAGCCCGTTCCAATCTCAACATCAGGGACACGCCCCGAAGAATTGGGGGGAGAGGAAGAAGAGGCCCGCAAACCCTTCTTTTTCCACCGAAACCGGGCAGCTGGGAGGAGCGCCGCTGGTTCGGTTTCGTCCTCTCCCTTTTCTCTACCTCTGCCGCGCAGCGGCCAGCGAAGCTTCTCGCCTCTTCATCCATTCCGCGGTGGAGAGCGAGTCTGCCCGGCTCGGATCGGCCGGGTCAACAGCAAGATGGTCCCCTCTTCCTCCGCCCACCGGCCGGATCGGCTTGCGGAGCTCACTCACCGGCTCCGGTGCAGCCTTCGGCTCGGCCAAGGCCAGCTTAGCCAGCTCAATCCCCATCTTCACCGGGGGCAAGGCCAGAATCCTCGAGGCTTCGCCCAAGTCATTTCCAAGGAGAGAGATGAGTTCGGGAAGATGCTCGGTCTCCAACCCCGCATTGATGAACTGGTTGTACGCACCGACCTCCTCCGGATCGTTCTCGTTGACAAGGGAGCGAAGCTGGGTGAGGGCTGTGTCGAAATCCGCGCCGAAGAGTTCCTTCCCTTTCTTCGCCGCTTCGTTGCACTTCCGATTGTACTCATTCGTTGCCACCTGCTGCGCCGCAGCTTCGGCCACACGCCGATTGAAGTCCTCCGTCGGATCGGGCTGCGTAGGCTCGGCTTTCTGCGCCGCTGCGAGACGGGCAGTGAGCTTCGCAATCCGCTTGTCTTTCCAGTCCTCTTTCGGCGGCTCGGGAGCGGGTGAAGCCGGCTCGGGCTCAGGCTGCGCCGCCTCCGCCACAACCTCTTCCGCCGGAGCGGCTTCGACTTCGGGCGAAGCCCCGCCTGCCGTATTCTCTTCCACCACAGGCTCGGGCGAAGCCTCGCTCACCGAGGGGGTCTGTTGTTCAAGTGCTTTAGCCATGTGCGGGGCTCCTATCCAGCGATAATCTGCTGCTTTGACAATCTTCCTTTTTGTAAGGTTTTGTCAAGGATCAAAGCTTCGAGAATTTGCTCTTTTTCCCATTCTTCCCCCGGCAAGGCCAACATTTTCGCCAAAGTGGCCCGCGCACCTTCAACCATCTTCCCGACATTTTTCTTAACAAAAGCATTGGCGAGGCCCTTCTCCCCCAGCCCCGGATGATCTTCTTTCCATTTCTTCCTCCAATCATCCCGCCGCATGAGCTCTTCGTAGAGGGCAAGCGTCATGGCGAGAGCGGTCTCGCCGATGAGCTTGTGGCAATGTGCTGCACTTTTCATTCTTTTCTTCCCTTCTTCCCGTCGAAGCCTATCCGAAATGAGGCATGAGAGCAAACGGGTCGTAATCCACCGGCTGGAGCCGTACGTTCGCCATGCTCGCCTGTAGCATCATCAGCATCATCGCTTTTTTCATCTGCGGATCGAGCGCAGCAAGGCCGGTCTTTGCCGCCGCCGGGGCCGGGCTCTCCGGGAAGAGCCTTTGCCCTGCCGTCGCATCCGAGCCCACTCCCAGCCCCATCGGCTGAACTTTTGGTCCTCCCCCGACATTCGCATCCACTCCGAGCGATTTCGCGTATCCTTCGGCATTGGCCAGCCGGGTGCCCTCCGAATCATCCCCATACCGGATGAATTTCTTCAATCCCGCATTAGCAGAGGCCAAATCCGTGGCTGCGAGAAAATCCCGAGAGTTCCCCGCTTCGCTTCCTTTCATCTCCCCAACGAAATGATCAAGCTGCAAGTTGAGATCGTCTGGAGTAACACCGCGAGCCTTGGCCATTTGGTCCAACGAGGTCCTCCTATCCCCCCTCATCTGATAGAGACCATAAGCACCTTCTCCGGGATTCACCGCCCCTGTGTTCAACTCACTCTCTTGTTTGAAATTCCCCAGCGACGCAAGGGCTTGCGCTGGGTTGAGACCTCGCTGGATGAGCCCTTGATACACGACCTTCGGGTCCGCGATGGAGGCCACTTGCACTCCCTTTTCCGGCAATGCAAACGGGTTCTCCGCCCCGGTCGAAGGCAGGCCGAGGAGATTGGTTGTCGGAGCACTCAGATCAAGGGCCATCACCTAGCCTCCACTCGAAGATGCTTCCCCGGCCGGCTCGGGTCCGGCACGTACCATCTGCCATCGGGAGCCTTTCGTGCCCCCTGCATTGGCGGGGCCTCAGGCTGCGCAGCACCCCCTGTCGGCGAAGCCCCATCCACGTCGAGATTGTTCGCATTCGCCTCGATGATCGGGCTAAGCGAGGTCTGGAGGGCCTCTCCGACCAACTGCCTGATGACCTCCATCAGCCCCTCCGGGTCGAGAGGAAGTTGGTCAGAGAGCGCTTTGATCCGATCCGTCTGTGCCTTGTAAACGTCCACGTCCCGCATCTGCTCCTTGCCCACCAACTTGAGCACACTCTTCCCCTGCTCCTGCAAGCTCTTCTCCAACGCTGCCTGCAATGCCTGCACCTGCTGGGTAAGCTGCTGTTCCGTCTGACTCGGGCCCTGCCCAAGGGCCTGTGGAGGCACCAGCCTCTTCATCCTCTGCGCCGCTTCCATCGCCTTGTCGAAGTCGAGACTCGACATGAGCAAATCCCCGACGATCGGAACCAGTGCTGGGCTCTGAGTCAAGATGAGGGTCAGCGCATCCGCCGTTTCTTTCCTCTTGCTGGCATATGCCGGGCCGACACTTGGCGCAATGGCGTACTTCCCAACATTCGGATTAAACACCCTCGCCACCGCCTGCCCGATACCCTGCTGCTGGAGCGCAAAAGCCTGCTGCGCCGCAGGGTCCACCAGCACCTCCATATCCTCATCATTCTCCGCCTGAATCATCAACACCCTCTTCGTGTCGTACACCTTCGGGATGAGATCGATCAATTGGGTTCCGGTGAAAATCAACGCCTCTTCATAGTTATCCTGAAAATGGAAAACCGCTGTCTCGCTCTGCGCCTGTCTCCCATCAATCGCCGCACCAGTTCGCTCATTCCCCATCATGCCCATGGAGTTCTGCCACTGCCCGCTCACCATCATCATCTGGTTGAACGCGGTATCCATTCCGGCCTGATATGCGGGCGAAGCCGTCGGTGGCGTGGTCCTCTGCGGAGGTTGTATCGGCTGCCCTTCGTCATCATACGCGTTGTAGATGAGCACCGAGTGGTTCGCGGTGTTTGCCGTGTTCCACATGCTCTCGTACTCTTCAATCGCCATCGACGAGGCAATCCACGGAGTCTTTCCTTGCAGCGCGACGAACTCCACCTGGCTCGAGGCGTTGTAGTTGAGCATCCGCTGAGCGTCTTTCATGCTTCGGGTGTGCCCCTTCCGATCCATGATCCCTTCGATCACAGTCTCTTCCCCGATGCATCGCACCAACGGGATATATTTGCCCGGCCAAATGGTCGAGTCGATCACCTGGTCCCCGGCAATGAGATACCACTCAATCTCCTCCCTCAACACCGCGCGGGTTTTGGTCAACGGGTCCTTCTTGAGCCCAAGCATGTTTCGGGTCAATTTGCTCTGGAGAATGTTCCGGCGGAGCCCCTGCTCATCCACAAACGAGATCAGTGTATCCGGCCTCCCCACGCGGCGGAAGTATTCCGCCACTCGAATATAATCCCGCGAAATCCAATCATCATCAGACGAGCCGATGGAGAGAGGGTTCCTCCCGACAATATCACGGAATTCCGGGTACTCCTCCTCGAACAATTCTTTCGGAATATTGTCAAAAACGAACGCCCAATTCGCGTCACTCCCATTCTTCTGCTGAATATCCGGGTCCATATAGACCGAGAGCGGATCGCGAATCGGCTGAATGAAAATCTCCTGATCGAAAGTGTCCGGCCCGGCATAGTCAGTCACAAGGCGCCACCAACCAATTCCCCCGCCAATCTGAAAATTCCTCGCAATCGTATACGCCGTTTGTGCGGACGAGATCATCTCCACTCGCCTCGCCACGTTCTGGAAAATCAGCGCGGACTCGACCGTCGCCCCGTTCCCTTGCGGGACGAACTTGACCGTGCTCTTGTTCTTCCTCGCCGAATTGCTGATCTGGAGATTGTGCTGCCGGATCACGTTCATTGTCAGGCAGGGACGGGAGTCCACATCACGGCTTCTCCGGATCGAGTTCGGCCACTGGTATCCGTTGTCCGAGTCCCCATTCTCAAACTTCACATCATCGATGAACCTCTCTCGCGAGGGGCTCTCCCATTCCGACACACGGTCCCACCTCTTCCTCGCCTCAGCAATCACCGGGTCAACATCGGCGAGGCCCTCCATCGCGTCCCGTTCCGGTTCCGCACCCTCTCGGGGAATGATCGTCCTTGCCATTTACCCCATCCATCCGTTGTTTGCAGGAGCCTCGCTCCGACCTTTCATAAAAGCTTCCCTCGCCGCGGCAAGACGATCCCTCACCCCGACCCTCTTCCCAGCCGATCCAGAGCCTCGAATGGTCAGCGCGAGATAGCGGAAGGCGTCCGCCCCGTGGCTGGCCCAATCGTGTTTGGGCTCTCGCGAGAACTGTCCATCTTTCACCTCATACTTGTAATGGCGAAGCGCGGCGAGCCCATCCTCGCACCCCTCTTCGTCAAAATAGCAATTCGGCAAGGTGAGCCGTGCCGCGTTGATCCCATCCGTCAGCGAGAGCTTGGGCACAATCCGGACTTGAGCATTGGGGAAATGCGTCTTAAACTGCTCCTCAATCGTCATCTTCGTCCCGATCCGCTTCGCCTTCGCATCATGAGGCAGCCAGATCGTGCCATAGGTGTAGGGACGACTCTGCATCTCTTTCGCGTAGTAGAGGGTATCGGACAGGTTGTCCTCAAAATAGCCGAGGATTCGGTTCTGCATCGCGACTTGTTGCCCGAACCAGATGCTCGTCTTGTCCGACTTCCCCGCACCGAGGTCCATCCAGACATTAACCGGGCTCTCCCGATCCCACGGAACCTGACAAATCCGCTTCTCCTCCGCCACCGCGCGAAGTTCCTTCGCGTAGATCGCCCCTTCAAGCATCTGCCGACATTGCCCTTCCCACACGTTGAGATAGGCGTCGTAATCGTTCTCCCTCATCTTCTTCATTTCGGCGACGAGAACTTCGGGAAACCACGGATTATCCCGCCAATTCATATGGACCACCACGGTGTCCTCTGGCGAGGCCTTCTTCACAAAGGTCTTGTAGGTGTAATCGGATTCGAGTTCCGGATTGAACGTCATCCAAATCTCGCTCCCCGCTTTGCGGATCGTCGGGATAAGCACTTCCCACGAGTTCTTCGAGACCTTACTCGCCTCTTCCACCCACACGTAATCAATCCCCTCATACGAGCGGATGCGATTGGCATTGTTCTTAATCCCCTCAAACGAGAACGAGGTCCCGTTCTTCCCATAAATCCCCTGCTTCTGTATCTCATACTCCCCTTCCAATCCAAGGAGGGGAATCTGGTCGGAGAGCACCTTATGCACCGACTCGGTGATCGAATTCTGAAACTCTCTCGCGCACAACACCCGGATCGGGCGCGAGGCGCCAAGAATGAGCAGCGCCCGCGCTACATTCCAAGACCTTCCCGCACCTCGACCACCCCAAAGCACTTTGTATCTCTTCGGCTGGAAGAGACACTCGAGCTTGTCTGGAAATTTGGCCTCGATCATGGGGAAAGTCCTGGAATGGAGCTGACTGGAAAAGCCCGGCTTGCATGGTGAAAGGTGGCCAGCTGGGGGCCACCTTTCTTCATTACCGTTCGAGTTACTTCGGCCCAGAACCAATTCGCTGAAACGTCACTGTAGCCGGCGAGGCCCCCTGTGCGAGCGTCACGAGAAAGTCCGTGTAAGTAGCAGCAGAGATCGTGGCCGTGCCACTCACCGTCACGTTGCTTCCGCCCACGAGGGTCCAGGCATTGGTCGCCGCAGTCTCGTTAATGATCCGAAGGACATACGAGTCGTTCAGCATCACATTCGGCGCCGCAGCGATGATCTGTGCCGCAGTCGGGGTGGTGAGATTCCCAGCGGCGGCCAGAGTCCCCGTCATATCCAACACAACAAACCCACCGCTGCCCGTCACCTGAGCTGCCGTGGCCGTGGTGCTCGCCGTCGCGGCATTAGCCGATCGGCTTGCATTTGCCGCTGCACCAGCGACTAGCTGAGCGGTGGTCACCGCGGTGCTCTGGGGGCTTCGCCCACCCGACAGATTGGTATCCATCGGAAGAGTCTCCACCCCTGACAGCGGAGTCGTCGCCGCTGGTAGACCATTGGTCAGAAAGCCCCCGGCGAATGCGAGGGTCGAGAAGCAGGCCAGCGCGAAACCAGCCAGCAACAGAGCATATTTCTTCATCACTCTATTCCTTTTCTTGCCAGCCCGGCTGGCCTGTTCCGGAGGGCGCGGGATTGCGCCCTCCGGCATTCACTTCCCGTCCAAATACCGCTTGGTATCCGAGAGAGAATTGCTCCCCGCAGCGTCTCGCGAGACGCCAGGCGGATTGATTCTCGGCTTTTCCGTCGAGAATTGCTCATTGCTCCGACATTCTCCCGTCTCATAGTTGTACGACGAAGTCCGGGTCAGATACCCGTTGTCGATCTTCTTCACCGAGACAGTATGTTCGGTCGCCCCATCACTCGGAAGGGCGACGAGGGCAGCCGTGTCGTTGAGGCGTGGCATGGCTTCGCCCCTTCGCTACTTGGACGGCCGGAGGCCGTGGAGCGCCTGATGCGGCACGCCGTTGGCATGGTCGGAACGCAGGGCGCTGACGCCCCCACTCAACGAGGAATCACCCACCACGCTCATATCCGCCGTCCGCTCGTTCCCCACCCCCGCCGTGTGCGGCTTCTGTCTCACGTTCTCCTGCGGGTTGCCCACGTCCATCGAGATTTTGGTCATCACTTCTTCTCCTGCTTCTTCTTGCCAAGCACGGCATTCGCCTTGGCGTCGATCTTCGCCCGCTGTGCGGACGAGAGATTCCCTTTTTTCTCTTGCTGACTCGCCCGAGCCTTCGCATTCGCCGCGTGGCTTCGATCCGGCATGGGGTATTTCCGCTCTTCTGGCAAGCCGAACGAGCTTTTCTTAAGCGAGTCCCGCTTCTTCGCACTAAGATCGGCCATTTCCTCCGTCCCTTTCCGTCACACCACGTTGAGCACCGCTGCTTTGTCCCCCGCCACGCCCTTGAACCACCGAGTGGTGCCAGCAAGGACCAGATAATCATTCCCCGCCGATGCCACTGGCGTTTTGCCAAAGGCCAGCCAGATATCTCCACCCGACACCGACACGCTCCAGAAGTAAGGCCGCTGGTCCGCCGGTATCGTTCCGTTGCCCACAGTGCTCACCGCAGGCGCGTTGATATTCTGCTTGGCGAAAGGGAGAGAGGCCTCGGCCAGGGTGCTGCCCCAAGGAGTTCCCTTATCGGGAAAGCTCGTGATGTTTATCTGAATGACCGTTGCCATGGGAGGTTCTCCTTCTTCCTCGACTTAGACATGAATTGTGGCGGCGTGCAAGGGGCGAGGGGCAGGGGCAAGCCGGGAAGTTCGCCAAAGTGGCCCGACGCCGATCCAGTGGCACACGGTGCTGCGCAACGCAGCCCCTTCAATCGCCTCTTCGAGAGAGGAGAAAATCCGATTCTTCGGCGTTGCCTCGGTGAGCACCTTACAAACCACTACCACCCTCGCGGGGCACCCGAAAACCTTTTCCACCAGCGGCCGATAGAGCAGTTCTCCCTGACTATGCCCTTCCGCCACCCAGGTGTACTTCGCCTCGAGAATCACCATCTCCCGCTGCACGGCGGCCCATTCAAGGAGAAAATCAGGCTGAGCCCAGCCGAGACCGCTCCGGTCTTGAAACTGAAACCACTGGCCATGGAGGACCTTCGGCCCAAGAGCCGCGCCAAGACTCCTCTCATACCCCAGCCCCTTGGCCTTGGCCCCTCTTGCCCTCGTCGGTGCGAAGCCCGGTCCCTCTCCCGGCCTCGCCCATACTAATCCAGAGATCACATGATGCTGGCTCATCAGAGTTTTCTTCCCAAAATCGTCGCAAGAGAGTCGAACCAATAGGTGAGCGCCCAGGTTATTGCACTTGCCCCAATTCCGACCATGAAGAGCGCTCCCACCCCTCTCTCCTCCCACATCGTCACCTTGTCCGTCACTCCCTTCACTTCAACCAACGTCTCTTCCATTTCCCCCTGCTTCGCAATCACTACGCCCACCTGCTGCCGGAGCTTTTCCCTGTGCGAAGCCGCCTCGTCATTATCCTCCTTAATCTCCTTCACATCATCCCTCAGGTCATTCACCTGCGCGCTGAGAGTCCCAAGCAATTTATAAACATCGTTCAGATCAGGCCCGCCGCGAACTGCCATTTCACTCTTCCCCATCTGCCGCCCGGAGCGCCTTCTCAAAGAAAAGCGCGTACCCCGCAATCATCCGCGCCTTGTCCGTCCCGTTCACCACATGCCGGGCCGCGATAAACTCCCGAAGCTGTTCCTCATCCGGCTCATCCTTCCCGTCAAGATACCGCGCCAGCGCCTTGCCAGACCACCAGCCCTCTCGATCTCCGAGAAACAGACAATGGGCTGAAAGCACCGGATCGAGCCGATCTTCCGGCCTTGCCACAAAATCCACCGTCTTCCCCAGCTTTGCAGTGAGCTTCATTCCGGAGAGCTGTGCATTCCGTCTTCCTGTATTCTGCACATCTCCCATTCCGCGGAAGCGCCACCCATCTCCCGGCTCGGTATTCCCCAGCATCCGGCCGAGAGCCGTTCCCGGCTCATACTTGGCAAAATATCCCCGGCTCCCTCGCTCGGCCACCGGCTGGAGTGCCTCTCCCGTTTCGTGAAACGAGGTAGCAAGGTCGTACGCCAATTCGTCCCGCTCCCCATCTTTCTGGTAGAAAGAGTCCCACACATCGAGGAGCCTTCCCAGCCCATCCACCTGCTGCTGCCGCAGGCCGTGGGGAAAGAGGGAAGTTCCTCGCAACTTCCCGAAGAAAATCCCTCTATCTCGGCTCATTTTCCCGCTCCTGGCTGCGCCGTACCGACCGGGGGTTGCGGCTTCGCCAGCCCGGCCACCCCATCCCGCGAGATGTTCACCGCGAGTTTCACCACGTTCTGCGCCACCAGAACGAAGGAGACGATCTCCGCCGTGGTGCTGGCGGAGAGGCCCAAGCTCGCCCAGTTGTAAGTGGCCAAGACGCCGATCAGCAGGCCAAGCAGATTGAGCAGGTTGTGGAAGAGATTTGAGTTCATTTCTCCTCTCCTTCCTTCGGCGGGGCCGGGACCGTGGCCGGGGCGGGTTCCTGTGCTGGAGAAGGGACTACCGGAGCCTCGGCCGGCGCAGCCGCCGCCGTCGCGAGCGCAGCACTTCCCTGATCCAACCGTGCTCGCAGCGCGAGCCAATCTGCATCCGACGGATTCCCTCCGTTCTTCACCAGTGAGACAATCGCCTCCACATACGGCTCCACGCTGGCAATTCCCTGCTCAATCGCTGGCGCAGCCGCCACGATCGCGTTCACCACCTCGAGCACCCTGGTCAGATTGACTTCCGTGCCAAGCCCGAGCAAATGTTCCATTGCTTTCGAAAATTCACTCATCTTCTTCCCTTTCTTCATCCCATCTGTTGAATTTGCTGGAGCGTCGCCACGGCCTGCTGCGCAGCTGCGAGCAATTGCGCATAGCTGAGCCCAGGGTAATTCTCCGGGTTGCGAGAGAATTTCTCCAACGCATCCAACGCCACCCTTGCTTTCTTATCCGCCGTGGCCAGTTTCGCCACCACCTCGGCCCTCGCGCACGGCGCTACCGCTGGCGCCCGGCATCGTGGCAGCGCTGTGTATGCCACCGCGGCACTCTGCGCCACACCATATCCATTCTCCAACTGGAAAACCTGTGCCTGTGTGAGAGGATTGGGGAAAGAGGCACAACCTCCCAACACCAATCCCAATCCCAAGCTCAGCCAAACAATTCTCTTCATTTCTTTCTCCTTTCTCTTTCTTCTCCTTTGAGGAGAATCAAAAACCATGCACAGTTCCGTCTACAACGAATGTCACCGTAGACGTGTCGTTATTTTTCACTCTCACCGTACACGACGTTGTTCCAACAATCGGAATGGCGTATGTCGGCAAATTCGTGCCAATTACCGAGGGCGCGATCAACGCATATGAGATAATCGGCCGAATTGGATAGGCACGGCCGAAATTGACAGTAATATCGCCAGAAACTCCTGCCGCAATAGTGCCTGTTGCGTGGAAATAGTTCTCATAAACCCAACCAACGACAGAGGTCCAAAACGACACGTCGCCCACAACTACGGCATCGCCTGTGATACCTCTAGGGTCAATAACACCTTGTCCGAGGTCAGTATTGCCGTAATTCGCAAGAACGCTAACCGCGTTAGCAATGTTGGCGAAGCAATCAACGTCGATCTCCTCTATCGTCGCTGCTGTTTGAATACCAACCGGTACAATTCCATCTCGCGTGTCTACGGTAACAAGGCTCGATCCAACAACAGTGCTGCCGACCTTGCCCCGCAACGCCACCACATTGTTGAAACCACTCGCCACCTCGATAACTGTATTTTGCTTAACAGTACCCACGACAGTTACATCGAGGCGATTTCGTGATGGCGTTGCTCCCGTTATCGCGCCGCGTATGTACGCAGCATAGTCTGTATTTTCACTATTCGAAAGATACAATTCCACATAATTGCCATCGCAATTCCCCGCAATGAGCCCCGCTGCCGAATTCAATGTAGCCGGATAGTTGGCTTGATGGTTGGTAATGAACGCAAGAATGCGGTTGTTCTCGCAAGGAGGCTGTGTACTGTAAGACGAGATATTCACTGGAACAGCACGAGAGCCTCTGTCATGCAACGTAATGTCATTGTCCGACGCCCCTGCTACCAAATACACAGAGTGCCGAGGAACGTTCGTGCAGAATAGCACCAATTGGCTCTGACAAAGCGTACCGTTGAGCCCATATCCGTTATCTCCTCCGTCAAAACATGCAATGTCGTGGGCTACAATTCGCCCACTCCAACGAAGTGGAGGGTTGTTGAGGTCGGAAAAGAACGCCTGCACACCAACAGTAAATAAACTGACATTGACGTCAAGAGTGACATCATTGCATCCATCAACGGATGGAAAAACGCCACGCTCAACCACCATGGCCGTTGTCTGATTGGTGCCGACCAGCGTGCCGATTAACGTGCAGCCGGGATTGACGCGGACTAGATTGCGCTCGGTCGTGGGTGTAGCCGGGGTCGCCATTTTGAGGTTGCACCGAAAAGTCTGCCCCGCAGGAACGACTACCTCATCGCATGTGTATTGTCGATCATTGGCCAATATCACCACAGCAGTCGGGTGTCCGAGCGCTGCTTGTATGATTGCAGTTTCCGTGCCTATGCCTGTGGCACCATATTGCGCTACTGACACTGCTCCATCTATCGCTTGCACGTAGAGTTTCACCCCTCCGGCTGTGCTTACGTTTGAGTCCGTTGCACTTGCCGCGGCAACGACGTATTGATAAATTCCTGCGTTCACTACATCTCCCGCTTGCACAATAACAACCGCACCGCTGTATCCCATTGTCGTGTCAGAGAGGAGAGCTTGTACGGTCTTAAATGAGATCACAGCAATAGAGGAAGATACAGCAGTTCCGGTGAGTTGATCCCAAATGGTATTTCCAAAAACATCCTTCACCACTTGCCGATAGACGCCCGAGCCGTAAATTACAGCCCATCCTCCCGCGTCGAGGACTACCGGGTTGGAATTGAGTGTCGTCTGGGTCGGGTCTTGCCACGTATTTTTGAAAGTGGTTGTGTTGGGAATGTAGAACGTCACCGTGCCGCCCGCAAGCGGGGCTCCATTCGCGTCGAAAAATTGCTGTTTGCCGTTGGGGAGAAGCGTTGCCATGGGAAAGGCTCCGGAAAAAGAAAGAGAGAATGCAATGATCAGTCGTTGAGTTCTTTCGGCGTCACATCGACCATCTTCGCTGTCTCGGATGAGACGAAAGAAACCGAGACGGCGACTTGAGGGGGCGCTGCCGGGGCGGCTCCTGCCCCCTTTGCTGCCTGCGGCTTCACCAGCATGAGTTCTGCCATGTCCAGCAATTCCCTTTTGCTCCAATCCCCGGTCTCTTCCGCCAACCGGCGCTGAAGTTCGTCCAGAGTGGACAGACCAAGCGATCGCATTCTCTCCACCACGTCGATGAATGCCTCGTCCCGCTGGGCCTTGTAGTATGAGAGAAGCTCGGCAAACGCCGGGTCGTTCTTGACGGAGGAGATGTAGGCCGGGGAATACCCGGTGATGAGGGAGATTTCCTCCTGCCGGGTTCCCTGCGCCAACAGCCGGGCGAGCTGATGATGCGCGTAGCGGATGGTGGAGAGAGTTTGCCGCTGCGCGGCTGGCGGTGTTGCACCCAGCTCGGCCAAGTCCTCCCCGGTCAGCGCCCGTTCCACCTCGATCGAGATCGGAATCGTCGGGCGCCGCCCGCCCCTCGCATCGGAGAGAAGAAGTTCGTCGAAAATTTCCGCCATCGTCCCGGCTCCGTGGGGGCAGCCTGCCCCCTCTTGTGCCCGGCAGCATGGGGGAGTGGGGGGAGAGAGTCAAGTGATTTGCGCCGAAGGCGCAAGGGACGTGCGGAAGGTGGCCGGGGTGGGGCGCCCGGTG